ACCACGAGGGGTCAATGGAAATTTGCCATCCTTTGTGAGTGCCTCGCCAGGAATGGCTTTGAGCATATCATCGCTGGAAATGTCTTGAACATAAGGGTAGAGATTGTTCAGGGTCTCAACGCAGGAAGCCGGAGATGAAAAGAGCCTCGGCTTGGCCTCAACCAGCGCATCGTGAAGGCCCTCTGCCACATAGAAGTTGTCCAGCTCCTCGGCCCAATCAAGGCCATTCTGCTCAACGTGGGTACGAACCTGGGTCTCGATTCCTTCATTTTTGAGCCACATGACGAAGCGGGCCACCTGGTATTGCTCGGGCAATCCGGCAGATTTGAAGATGATGCGCAGCAGGGCCAGTCGGACACTGCCACTTGCACCGGCGCCCAGCGTCCCGGATGCGGCGTGCAGTCCGCCATGGCGCCGGGCCTCGATGCTCAGTTCCTTGAGGTTATCGCCGATGCTCTGTGGGAGGCTGGCTATGCCGCGAGCCGTGGCTCCATCCTCAAAAATAGTATCGACCCAGAGCGCACGCAGCATTTTGACGAGGTGTGACTTTCCTGAACCGTAAAACCCACTGACCCAGACCGCTGGGCTGCTGTGCCTGATCGATGTTTTTCAGGTAGGTCTCGAGGATATGTGACATACCCTTTGCGTATTGGCCGTCGCAGACAAATGTCTCCAGCTCGTAACGGAGTACGGCGAGCGCCTGACGGGTTCTCTCATCGTTAACGCTTGCCACACCCTCGTTGACGAGCCTTCGGGTGGCTGGGTCCTTTGGTAAATATCGCGATTATTCATGTTTGCCCTCCACGAAGAAATCAGTTGGTCCACGAAATTCACGAAAAGCACGAAAGGTTTCATAGAATAATTCTTTCGACAGTTGCTTTTGGGGCGGGAACCAAAATTAACCAGCAGGCCGAGGCGCGCTCCCGTGGCTTTCATACAATTCAAAACCTGAGCTTTATCCTTCCCGGTGGTCGAGGAAAGAGCCTTCAGCACGAGCCCAAAGCAAACTAAATCTGGCTTGCAGGTCTGTTTCAGCGGTTCTCCTTTGTAAAACATTTTTAACTCTGTTGAGCGATAAAGTGGATTCCACGCCTGGTCAACTCTTTCTTCAAACATTCCTGATACACCGCCTCCAAAAATCCACATCCTATCTCTCGTTACACTTCAAACACAGCAACTTGGATCTGATAGCACAGCCTCTTTGAATAAAATTATCTTATCCATTTTCGTGCTTTTCGTGTTTTTCGTGGACTAAAATTCCTTGTCCGCCACAGCAGCTTGGATCTGATAGCACAGCTCTTTGAATAAAATTACCTTATCCATTTTCGTACCTTTCGTGCTTTTCGTGGACTAAAATTCCTTGTCCGCGGTAATCGGGACGGCGAGATAGTTCCAGCCGTCGTAGCCATCCAGCAGCCGGTAGTTGTTGTTTTCAAAGCTGCCCGGGAAGAAGACCAGCAGCCGCCCTTTGACCAGCGGGGCCAGACGGTCGACAACCTCTTTGACTTTCAGAAATCCGAAGAGGGGAACCGACGCCTTTGATCGCCACGACAAAACCAGGGCCAATCTCGTTCTTATGCAGGAAGATCTCAAATTCACTGGCGATGAAGTCGAGGTATTTCGGCAGCAGGGTGGGGAGCAGGTGGGGCTTTTGGAAATAGCTTCGGGCATATTTTTGCGAGGCGAGCCAGATGGCAAACGTATCCGTCAGGTCGAATATTGCCCATTCGTGGCCGGCCTGCCTGGTGACAATCTCAAATTCATCAATTTTAGCCCGGAGTCGACGTTCCTCATCTTCATTGTAGACGCAGAAGATCACCCGTTGTGGCGCGGCGGCATCATCGCGCCAGGGAACAGAGATATATTTATTGTAGGACTGCAACAGTCGCTTAACCCTGCTCACGAAGCAACTCCATCTCTTTTTGATTGATCTGGTTTGGAAATAGCACCTCGATGACATCACCAACGCGCTTGAAGACGATCCAGCCCCGGCGCGAAGCCTCCTGCGCGAGTTCAATCCCGGTGTCGATTGAGCAATCGAGCAGCTTGAAGTATTCAGTTTGAAAAAGTGACGGCCCACGCTCACCGGTAAGATAAACTGAGGAGCAGGGCATAGGAGACACTCCCGGTGGTAGCTCTGGCACGGGAGCGTACCTTTCGCGCACGTCCATTGAGGTGGCCGGATTTGGTCAATGTCGAATTGATATTCTGTGCGGTCGATTTCAGCGTCGCCTTGCTGAAACGACCGGGCTCCTGGTGGTCGATAAACTCCTCGACAGATTGACGTGTAATAACAGCGCCATCTCGGCAAATGTTCAGAATGAATGGTGTGGTCGCAGCGCAGGATGGGGTCTCGAGCGCACGCGCAGAGCAGTGCCAGCAATGGCTGTGCATTTATATCACGATTCCAGAAATAGAGAAGGGCCCGGAAGATGACTTTGGCTGGGTCGAGCGAGTAGAGATCAACGAGGTGACGATAGGTAAGAATGCGTGTTTTACCTGAGCGCTTGCCAAGGCAGTTTTCGTCTTCAATTGCGTAAAGGTAGTCGCTCTTTACGGATTCGGGGCTGCGAGACAGAGTTTAACAAGCTCGCCAGTTCTTCAACCATCATGGTCCGGGAGGAATGGGCACCACCGCGTTCAAAGCTGAATCCGAACTGCGATATTTGTTGATTCTTTTGGTCATTCTTGCTGCTCTGGCTCAGCACTGCCTTGTCTTCAATCTGGCCTGCTACGCTCGCGGACCCACTCATCGATCTGTCTCATGAATATCCAGAGATGACCAATCCATAGTCAGGCTCGCTAATTCACTGCTGACCCGGTCTCGCTTTATCCCGAGACCGGCTCAAATTTTATCCATGGATAGTGGTCCAGTCTTCGATTTTCCGTGGTGTTGTTCCTGGGGCTTGCCATTATCTCAAGAAGTACGAAGCCAGATTATCGAAAGAATTTAATGAATGTACAATTTATGCCCAAGAAGGCCAATTCCAACCATTTGAAATTACGTTGGCTTCAGGCAACTGTCAAGGATATTGATGACATTCGTCAGCGATACTCCGAAGATCCATGTTTCGATCACGTATTTTCCCCGACCTCTCCTCCGAAAAAGAGGAAATTGTATAAATAAAAGAAAATACTGAAACTATCCCGCAGACTGAGCTGCCAATCTGAAGTTGCCGTTTGCCTACATTCCCAGTCCACCAACTCTGTTCACCGATCCTGTGCGTTCTGGTCAGTCTCCGGTTCACGAAGCGATTCAGGAGGCGCTTGTGAACTCACTGATTCACTCTGACTACCGTGGGATGGGCGGGGTTGTCATTGAGAAGTTTATCGACCGGATTGAGCTTTCAAACCCCGGGACTCTCCTGGTTTCAATCGACCAACTTCGCCAGGGAGCAGTTAGTGAATGCCGTAACCCAAGTCTGCAACGAATGTTTCAGATGATCGGAGCGGGAGATAAGGCCGGATCGGGTATCGATAAGATTCGCCGGGGCTGGGAAACACAGCAATGGCGCTCGCCTTCGGTCAGAGAAACGACGCAACCAGATCGGGTCAAGTTTGTATTGCCGATGGTCAGCCTGATTCCTCCAGAGTCGGAAGCCCGATTGCGCCACCTTTTCGGGGATGACTATGGAACGCTTACGCCTATCGAAGTTCAAACTCTGGTCACGGCTGATCTGGAAGGGAAGTGTCTAACAGTCGGCTCCAGTTGATTCGTGCTGAGCATCCGGTGGAACTCCACGAAGATGCTGCAAGGACTCAGCTTCCAGAGGATTCCTGGACCAGGTTGGCCAGAAGAGAGTGGTGCAGCTCAGCAGGCTTCCCTTTGCGTCGGGAGCTTCCCCCTTTGCGCCGGGAGCTACCCCCTTGCGGCTGGAGCCTCCCTTGTGGCCTCAGGTTCCACGGATGCTGACGCCCGTCTGCTCGAAATCGCCAGGCCTGCTCGGGAGAAGAAAAAGCTGGCACCCGAACTGACGAAAAGTTGATTCGGCAACTCTGCTCTGACGATTTTCTGACCGCGGAGAGAATTGCCAAGCCTCATGGAGCGGCGAAAAGACAAATTGCAGGAGATTTATTTAGCAAAAATGGTTGCTAACGGTATGGTGACTCCCCATTGTCAATACAAAAAATCGCCAAAATTAAGGTGCAATCCTGTCGCCACCAATTGACGTTCTGACCCAGGATAGACTGGAGTCAAGTCTTCCGTGAATGAAATGAACAGGAAGAGCGTCAGCTCTTCTTAACCAGACCAGAGCCGAAGCGAGGAGGCTGTCAATGGCGCCGCAGGCGCCGCCGGAGGCGGGCGAAGCCCATTGACTGCCTACGTAGCGAAGGCTATCCCGGATCCCATTCTGTGGACCGCTTCCGGCGTCTGATAGTCGAGCGACTGATGTGGACGCTCGCTATTGTAGTACCGAAAGTAGCGTTTCAGCCTGCTGATCGCCGGTGGGATTGTCTGATAGTCGTTCAGGTAGACCTCTTCATACTTGACCGAGCGCCAAAACCGCTCGATGAATACGTTGTCGAGGGCCCTGCCACGACCATCCATACTGATCGCCACCTGATGCTCTTTGAGAATGCCGGTAAACGCAAGGCTTGTAAACTGTGAGCCCTGGTCTGTATTGAAGATTTCCGGCTTCCCGTGGTCAAGCGCCCTCTCCAGGGCACTGATGCAAAAAGTCACTCTCGAGGCTGGTCGAGACCTCCCAGCTCAGGATCAAGCGCGAGAACCAGTCAATGACGGCTACCAGGTAAATGAACCCGGCACTGAGCCGAATGTAAGTGATGTCCGTGCTCCACACTTGGTTTGGACGGATAACCCTGATATTCTTCAACAGATACGGATATATTCTGTAGCCCTTCGCCAGGCACTGACAGGCGTGGCTTCGGGTAAACTGCCATCAGACCCATCAGTCGCATCAACCGGCGGACACGCTTTGGATTGACCGGGCATCCCTTCTCTGAGCGGAGCCAGTGGGTCACCTTCTCCACTCCAAGGAAGGGATGGGTTTGTATACTTTTCATCGATCAATCGCATAAGTCTCAAGTTTTCACGGACTTTCCGGACGCGGGTCGTAATAATAACCTGGTACGTGACAAGCCGATCAGATCACACTGTCTGCTGATGCTGATTGAACTATTGTCCGGTTCGACCAGCAGCCGTTTCTGATCAGTTGTGTAGTCCAGATTTTTTGAGCCAGTCCAACTCGACTTTGAGCTGGCCAATCTCCTGGTAGAGCCTTGATCTGAGCTCTTCCTCCCTTTCGACTTCGCGATCCCGCCTGGCAGAGAACGCCTCCGGGATATGGTCGATCGCTTGCCTTCTCCAAAGGTTCACCAGGTTGGGGTGGAGCCCATAGTGGCTCGCGATCTCATTGATGGTACGCTGCCACTTGATCGCCTCCATCGCGATCTTTGCCTTGAACTGCATGTTGTATGACTTTCGCTGTCTTTTTTCGCTCATCGCCCCCTTCAGCTGCCATTTTACACCTTAAGCAGCTGTCTTAATTTTGGGGAGTAGTATACGGAGAGCTGATACTGAAGTATCCTGAGCTGCCGACCCCATCCCGAACAGGCGTATCGAACAAATCCAGACCGGCGGTCAACATAAGCCAACTGATCAACTCATTTTGATTTGATCACGGACGTCTAAAATTGATGGCAGTGCTTCTGGCCACGCAAAATGATGCCCCTGGACTCAATTTATGATGCTCAACTGGAGAAAGTGAAAAATCCGTTCTCCGCCGAAAATTTCAGTTGAAATCGCTGCCGGCCTGACATAATATCCACTCAACTTAATTAAGAAAGCGCCTACGAGCCCGATCCGCCGTAGGCGCTTTACTCATTTTCCCGTGGTTACGCCACGGCTCAGTAACCTCCGGAGCCACGCCGAGGCCTACTCCCAGAGCCACGCCGAGGGGGAAGAGGACAATCAATGAAAATCATCCTTGAGTCACTCGATAACGTCGAGGAACAGGATCATCAATTCTTTGATGAGACCGAAGACGGAAAATACGCCTTCAATCGCGGACGATTCGAGGAGATGGCCAAAGCCGGCCTTCTCAGGAAGAACAAGGAACTGGTGACGAAGTTGAAGGCCGCCGAGCCACTGGAGAAGTACAGGGATGTTGACGAACAGACCTGGCAGGCATTCCAGCAGTGGCGAGATGACCGTGGCGATGAACCGGAGGATAAGCTCGAGGAGCCTCAACCGGTCCAGAGCCAGCAACCGGAGAGACAGTTCGATTACAAGAAGCTGCTCAAACAGGAGATCGGCAAGGTCCAGGAGAGCTACGAGGCCCGGCTTCGCGAGAAGGCCGAGGAGCTCGGACTGTTGCAGGAGAAGTTTGATCGGTATGTCCTGGATCAGCAGTTGATGGCGCTGGCGCTGGAGGCCGGAGTCATCCCGGAGAGGCTCGATTCCTTCAAGCGGACGATCGGTGACCGTTTTGCGCTCCGGAACGGGAAGTTGATCTATCTCGAGGATGGAGATGAGTCGGAGACACCAGCCGACAAAGCCATTGGCGAGATCTTCCGCAAGGATCTGGACTGGTTCTTTGCCGCGCGAGAAGCGGGCGGAGGGAGCGGCCAGCAGAAGGTGTCACGAGCGATCGGCTCAAAGGAGCTGAACCGATCAAAGATGACGCCTAAGGAGAAGAGCGACTACATCCGGGAGTATGGAAATGACAAGTATCTGAAGCTTCCGATATGAAACAGATTGACCTGACGGTCCGGTCATAAATTGAAAGAGGAGAGAAGCAGATGGCGACTTCCGTGGCAAGTGATTTCAAAGTCTACCAGCAGCAGTTCTTTGGAGGAATGACGGAGACGCTGCAGCAGGCGGTGGACGTTATGAATGCCTCGAGCAACGGGGCAATCGCAATGACGACGGAGCGGATGAGGGGGGATTTCTGAGTATGAATCCTTCTTTGAGAGCCTGGCGACGCTGGTGAGTCGACAGGACACGTCATCGACGAGCCCGGCAACGGCGGTGAAGCTGACGCAGGACGAGATCGTGCGCGTCAAGCTGCACCGGAAGATCGGTCCGGTTGAGGTAACGCGGAAGGCGTTTCTGCAGATCGGGCAGGATCCGGAGCTGGCCTCGTTTATTCTCGGTCAGCAGACGGCGCAGGCCGTCGCCGAGAATATGCTGAACAGTGCACTGCTTGCGGCTCGCGTATCGTTGGCCAACACCGCGGCCGTGATGAATGACGTGACCGGAAGCTCAGTCAAACATACTACACACAAGAATCTGATCAACACATTACGGAAGTTCGGTGATAAACAGGGGAGGATCGTCGCCTGGGTCCTCCATTCTTCCAACTGGTTTGATCTGAGCGTGGACGGTGTCGAGAACCAGATCGACTCGATTGCCTCCGATATCATCCGCGTGCTGGAGGTGCCGGGAATGGGACGGCCCTTCATCGTCACCGATTCGCCAAGTCTGATCACGGCCGGATCGCCGGACTCCTACTACGTTCTTGGACTGACCTCGATGGGGATTCAGGCCGTTCTGACCGAGGATCAGTACATTACGACCGAGGAGGTGACGGGAGGCGAGCAGATCGTCAACCGGATCCAGAGGTGAGTATGCCTTCAATCTTGGCGTGAAGGGCTACCGCTGGGATGTGACCAATGGGGGTGCCAATCCGGACGACTCCTCGCTTGGAACCGGTTCCAACTGGGATCGCGCTGCCACCTCGGACAAGGATCTCGCCGGTGTGGTCCTGAAGTGTCACATTGCGTGAGGACGGTGGCTGTCATTCGACCGGGAAGTGATGAGATCGGATCTCGGTCCGACTCCTGAACCCGGCCAGAGTGGAGCCAATGAGTAGCCAGAGGGAGATTAAGCAATGGCAACAAGAGATCGACGTCGTTATGCGGCGGCCGGTGGCAGCACGACTGTCGCGGCGACCGGCAATACGGACGAGTATGTGATATCGCCAGTCAGCGGAATCCTCACCGAGGCGCTCCTTTCCGGCACTGACGCTTTGGCGACGAGCAATACGAACTACGTTACCTTCACGATCACCAATCTCGGTCCATTGGGTACAGGGACGAGGTCGATGCTTGCGGCCGTTGACGGGAATACCACCAAGGCGACCGGAGGTGCGGCGCTCGTGGCCGATACGCGGCGTGCTTTGACGATCAACAGTACGGCGGCCAATCTGCGAGTCTCGGTCGGTGACCGGATTCGTATTCGCGCGGCTGTCACCGGAACGCTTGCCAACACGGTGACCGGAGCGGCGTGGCTGCTTGTCTTTAACAGGGAGCTCTGATGCGAGTACTGATCTATGGCGAGAGGGCGAGGCGGCAATTGAGCGGCGCGATCAGTTGCGCCGTGCAAAGCATCACGCTTCGCTGCGCAATCCGGAGTTCTTCAATCCGGAGCAGTTTGAACGAGCGGCCGATCTGGTGATCTCAGATGATGAAACGGTTCTGGAGGCCTACCAGAACCTTGGAATCAACACGCAGATCCTGACCATCCAGACCGAGACTTCAGCTACCAGATGAAGACTGGGCCGATGAGGAGCCGGGCAGTGATGAAGATCACGAGGAGACTGGTCCAGCCGAGGGGACAGCCGCAGCAATCGGCGGGAGCCGTCAAGGACTCCCGGTGTGACGGCCGTTGAGACTGGAGTAGCTGCAAGCCAACGGCTTACCGATGACGCTCCTGAGGGTGGGATTCGTCCCCGAAGGCGTCTCCGGTAGTGGCCATCACACTGATTCCGGCACTGGACACGAACGCTGTCCTCGATCCGGCTGGCAACACCTATGTCACGCTCCTCGACGCACACGACTATTTTGAGAGCCGGTTGAATGCCGATGACTGGGAGCGCGCACCACAGCCGCGACAGCAGCAGGCATTGCTGACGGCGATGCGGATCCTTGAGACGCTGCCGTGGATCGGGGCACCGCTGCTCGTCACACAGCCACTGGCCTGGCCACGCGTCGCGACGTGTCCGGCTGAACGAGAGAACCGGAAGCGGATCCAGACCGGGTACGAGACACCGACCGGGGCGACAAGAGGAATCTATGATCGCCGCGGCCGAGCCTGGACAGTCGCGGCCATTCCACTACCGATCTGCCACGCGCAGTGCGAGATTGCACTCGCCATGCTCCAGGATCAGTCCCTTAACGAGGGGCAGATGCGAAACATGCTCATTCGCACTTCAAATGCCGAGATCGACTACCGGCTCAAGGCTGGCAGTGCACCCGTGATGGCGATGGAATACCTGAACGGGTTTCTGCTGAACGGTACGGCAATTCTCCGAGCCTGAGACTGATGGATCTGACACGTGCCATGGAGGGAGCCTACAACCAGCTGCGTCGCGTCACGATGGGGCAGGAGACCACGCTCGCGCTCTTTGATGACAACGGGCAGCTCGTGATCGAGATCCGGTCCGGCTGGTATCCGGAGACGATCGAGGGGAACGAGACCGGACGCCAGGTCTCACAGGTCCGCGTGCTCCAGCTTGGTTCACCGATCGATCTCGAGCGCGTCACATTTCTGGAATTTGGCGGTGGACGGTACGAGCAGGAGGGCTTTCCCGATCCACCAACCGGTAATCCACGTGAGTACATCTGGCGGCTGCGGCCGGTTGGCGAGGTTGAGGAGCGATTATGGTTGACGTGACCATTGAGGGAATCGACGACGTAGTGGCCTCACTGCAGGGAAAGGTGAAACGGCTGCGGAACCTGCGACCGGTCTGGAGATCGCTCCTGGCCTGGCTCCGTCAGGTGACGATCGATCAGTTCGCGACGGCCGGTGGACGATCACGTGACAAGTGGCAGCCGCTCTCGCCGGTCTATGGCGCACGGAAGTCACGTGTCTGGCCTGGCAAGCCGATCCTTCGGGCGAGTGATCGGCTCTTTCAATCTCTGACCGGCAGCAATCAGGACTCGATCGTCGAGATCGAGGCCGGATCATTCACCTGGGGCACGGCGACACCCTACGCGCGTTACCACCAGCGCGGAACCGCACGGATACCGCAGCGAAAGATCCTTGTTGTCACCAAAGCCGATCGCCGCCAGATCACCGCACTGGTCCGTGCGCATCTCGCCAATCAGGGCCAGGTGAGCGGCTATGGCGTTTGAGCCGTTATTTGAAGACTGGGCCGGTATCCGGCCGCTGCTGAAGACGGCACGCACGATCATTGAGCGTGATATGGAGGCGGCTCTCATCTGGGCCTATGGCGAGAGCGAGCCGGGACCGGTCTATGCACGAATCCAGTACACGCAGCGCCACTCGCAGGCCTTTCCGCTGCTCGTCCTCCAGGCGGCCTCATCGACGCCGGAACCGCTCTCGGGAGGTATTCTCCAGCGCCACGTCCTTGATTGCGAGATCTACCTGACGCGTGCCACGCAGACGGGTGAGGATATCGACACGCTTGCGCTCGACCTGATCCGGTATCTGGATGCGACCGTGATGTGCTTCCTCTCGGCGCCAGCCGTCGACTGGACGGTGAGTTTCCGACGGGAGCCGATGCCGGAAAGATCCGCATCTGGTGCACGAACATCGTCTTCGGGCAGCTGCAGCAGGCTACGGAACGGAGCGGGCAGTATCTGCACTCGGTGGCATTTGAGCTGCAGATTGACCTGATCGAGAGCGAATGATGCTGACGAGTGAGCAGATCAGACAGCGCCAGCGCTGGGTACTGACACATCCCTGTCGACGTGTTGAGGATTGCGGAATGCTCGGTTACCGGATCGATCTGCCGGCTGGTGGAGAGACGATCGCGACGATTCTGACGATCGACCTCTTCAGCTCACCCGTGGCCTGGCATTCGACAACGGCACTGATCGGTCAGGATGGCGTCACTCTGCCCGTGACGGTTTGGCAGGCAAATGATCGCACCGGCACTGCTCCGGATCGCCGAGCAGATGATTGAGGGCGTCGGTCAGTCGATCTGTCGACACGAGGAGGACCAGCTCTCGATTGGCATTGCCAGACTTGTGACGACGGCCGAGGCCGAGATCATCTTTCGTGCCATCGGGCTTTGTCCTCCGAGGCCACGCGCGATTGGTGAGATCGCCATCTATGACTTTGCCGATCGCCGGACAGCGGCCGAACAGAACACGTTTCTTCCACAGGAGAGAAGGATTGTCTATGACAACTTACCGCAGATATCCAACTGATGGCGTGGTGGATGTCAACAATCTGCCGGAGCAGCCGTGGACGCAGGATCATCTTGGCGGAGAGCTCTTCAGCGCCATGGCGACGGCCTGTGGTGCCGGAGTCTCTGGATCGGCCGTAAGTCCAAGCCTGGACGCGCGAACCTGGGCCATCTGCCGAGCGCACCGGATCATTGCCGATCAGGCTCTTTCGAGCGCTGAGGCCGAGATCGTAATGGCCGAGGCCAGAGAGCTGCAGGCTCAAATCAATGAAATGCTTGCGGAACCAACTGGAACACCACGCGTAAGCTCTGCGCCGGAGCTGACCGGCTCGACGACCACGAGGAAGACCGGTCGTCGGTTTCTCTGATCCGGGCAGGGGAAGGGGTCATATGCCAAAGTCAAAAGTACCACCCGTGGCAGTCCGGAAGACGGCGGCCAAGGCGCTGAAATGGCGCCGTGAACACAATCGCGGCGGAACGGAGATAGGTGTTGCACGCGCGCGTGATCTCTCAAACGGAAAGGGGATACCGATCTCGACGATCCGGCGCATGAACAGCTACTTTGCGCGCCACGCCGTCGATCTCCAGGCCAAAGGCGCGAGACAAGGCCAGGCCGGCTATCCATCGGCCGGTCGCATTGCCCGGGACTTATGGGGAGGCGACGCTGGTCGCCGATGGGCAGCCGCTATGCTCAAACAAGAGAAACAACGTAAGTCCTGAAAGGAGATGTGCGCCTATGGTATCGCGGTGGCTGAAACCAAGACCAAAACCACGTCCGTGAGGGCGTTTGAGCAATGAAGAATCTCTCTGGTGCAACAGCACCTGGCGTCAACTGCCGAGGATTACTCGGGAGCGATGAAGTCTCATCAGCGAAGGAGCAGACCACAGAACTGCCGCGAAAGGTGGCTACAAGGGAAAGAACCCCTTGCCGTGAAAAGCAACCAGATGAAGGGCACTGCCAAGGCCGGTGGCTGAGCAACGGACATCCATGCCGCGATCGACCGGACAGCGGATGTCAAAGAAGAAGATGATCGCCAGCGGAAGGAGAACCATGCCGGGATATTCAATGAAGCGACCAGCCGGGAAAAAGAAGAATACGCTTTGTCAGCCAGCTCGATGGACGGCCAAAAAGCAGAAGCCGCCGAAGCAGTACAAGATGAAGGGCAAGCGCAAATAGACGCATGAACTGCCCAACAAAAGCGCATAAATAGCGCACAGATCAAAGGGAGGTAAGCAATGCCTCAGGAACAGCTAAAGGATATGCGTCGACATACACCGTGAGCGGACCGCTCGACATCTGGTTCAAGGCGGCCGTGCCAGGCAGCCAACGGAACACCGACGCTCCACACGGACGGCACGCCGGAGTCGGTCGGCCAATCCGAACTGCGTCCACGCCGGAATGCTCAAGGGCGGTGGCGGATTCAACGTCAATGCCGAGCTGCAGGAGCGGACGTCGGACAACCTGGCGGCCCCCTATGAGGTGAAGCTGCTCTCGTCGTCGATGGCGCTGACCGGTGAGATGCTCGCAGTTCAATGCGGCACTGCTGCAGATCATCACGCCGGGAGCGTCGACACCGGCCACGGCGCCAACGGGAAAGACCGGTATCACGCTCGGCTCGATCTCGAACGTGGCGTCGACCTGCGTCCTCGGCATCTGGGAGCAGAAGACGACCGGCAAGTACTTCACCGTCGTCCTCTATGACGCCTACCAGGCTTCCGGTCTCGAGCTCGTCGCTCAACCGCAGCGAGGACTCGGCGGCCAACGTCGAGTTCCGCTCAAAAGCGGTCTCCTCGCGAGCGACGGCCGATCAGGTTGGCGCGATCTGGATCGACAACCTGACCTGAAGGTGGATCCTGACCTGCTTACGGTCGCCGCGCGGTGACCGGACACGACGTTTTTTCCTGGTACGTCGCAGGTCAGGTTCCTTACCGGGACGGCATCAGGAGGCCGAGATGAAGAATTCACGTGGTGTGCAGATTTGCGGCGCAGTTCAAAAGACGGATCGCCGCCGTTGCGCCTCCAACGACGATCGTCCACCTGCCGATTCCCTCGATCTCACCGGACTTCGTCTTTGAGTTCGAGGCCCGACGCATCTCGATCGAGGCCTGCTCTATTCCGGCGCACTGCCGGAGAAGCTCGCGCTGACACTGATCGGGAATCAGACGACGACGGCACCAGCCGAGCTGAGCGGAGCCGAACAGTTGCAGATCCTCGAGTTCCAGCGACGGATCGCCTGCGAGGTCTGCGTCTCACCACGACTGGTCTTCCGTGACGTGCATGGCGGATGACGAAATCGATCTGCGCAATGTTCCATACGCGGGCAGCATTATCGTCGCGCTCTTCCAGTACGCGATGAACCTGTCGCCTGACGTGCCAGTCTCGACACAGAGCGGGGAGACGACGGTCGATGCCGTCGAGCCGATTTCGTGCGCAGTCCGCACTTTCTGACGCTGGTGACGATGGCACACCGGTTCGGTCGACTGCCAAGTGAGCTGTTCCGGCTGAGGGATGAGACGATGGCCTGTGCCTTTGATGTTGCGGCGACGCTGGTCGTCCACCGGACGGAGATGGCGCAGGATGAGAATCGACAGGCATCACTGATTGGCGCTCTGGCCGGCTCGCCACCACCGCAGGTCGAGTGGGAGTCGGTTGAGGAGTTCTGATAGGGTGAGCAGGAAGCCTTATGGCAGCTGATGACCTGACAACAACGCTGCGCTTTACGGCCGATACCGGCAACGTGGAAGCGTCGACTGAAACGGATCGTCAGCAGCCTGCAGACGGTTGTCCGGATGGCCGCGGATGCTGGCGCGAGCATCGATTCAGCTGGCCGGAGCACAGGCAGTCAGATGCATCAAGCGCTGCATCAGGCGGCGACAAGCACCGTGCTGAACGACTCGCCCGGAGTCAGACCGCAGCGGCCGATGCTGACACTGCGTCAGGCGCAGGCTCTGGCACGTCTTCAGCAGATTCAGGGCGACTCAACGAAGCCGCCATCCGGACTCTCCAGAATGCGCTGCAGGGCTTCACCGGATCGCAGCTTCAGGCCATTCGTGCACAGACTCAACTGGCAGCGCTGACCACCAACTACAGCAACTCACCGTTTATCTCGGCCATTCGGCGAGCAGACCAGATGCAATTACTCAGCTTTCGCACACGGCATTTCATCGGCAGCCTTGGCGATCCGCAGATCTCATTTGCCGTCAGCACGCTTGATTTCTGAGTCTGCAGAGCATCGCCGAGCAATGCCGGATCTTCAGCCGGTCCAATCGGCACACTGACTGTGGCCACGAAGCTCCTCGGCACCGGACTGGCAGTGACCGCAGCCGGTGCGCTCGCCGTAGTTCCAGTCCTGCAGCAGACTCGGATCGTCGGCCACCGGGTCGCAGCGGCAGCTCGAGCAGGCACGGATCGGTGATTGCCGAGCATCGTCGCTTCGGTCGCGCACGCTCAACCGCGACGGCGTCAGGCTCGAGGGCGTCGACGCACTAAACGCCGCACTGCCGCTGGCCTCCGAGCAGATTGAGAAGATCCGGATCGACGCGCTCCAAACGGCACTGACCTTTGAGCAGATCTCGCAGGGCTTCCTTCAGGCCATTGGACCAGGTCTCTCCGCCGGACTCAATCTTGATCAGATCCGCAAGATCGTCGTCGATCTCTCGCAGCTCGTCGGGCCACTGACCGGCAGCGTCGCCACAGCGCTCGGACAAGAGCTCTCCGAGCCATCATCTCTGGCGACATCAATCAGGACACGCAGACGGCGAAGGCGCTCGGTATCACCCGGAGCAGATTCTGGCTGCGCGTGAGCAGAACCGGCTGGCCGATTTTCTGAACGAGAAGCTGAAGGTGGCTGCCGTCACCGGAAGGCTGGTCGGCCAGACCTTTGCTGCGGCAACGAGCAATCTTCGTGAGGCCGGGACGATTCTTGCCACACAGGTCACGGGAGGTCTCTTCGAGAGCCTTCGGCAGTCGTTCAACAGCGTCCTGCCGCGTCTCTTCACGATCGCTGGTGAGGCCTCGCTCCAGCCGGCCTTGAGAGGACTGGCTGTCACACTGCGCGAGATCTTTGATCGCGTCGGGACGGTGGTCAGTAAGGCCATCGACGGGATCCTGACGAGCCTTGAGAACCTCTCGCTCTTTCGCTCGGAACCGCGAGGAGCTCTCACGCCTTGCCGAGCTGGTCGGCAATCTCTTTGCCACGCTTGCTTCAGTCCTCGGAACGGTCCTCGGCTCACTCATCAAGCTCTCGGCCGAGCTCCTGGTTCTCGCCACTCGGTTTGCACCGGTGACGGTCGGTCTCGGGACACTTGCGGCGCTGATTGCCGCCTTCGGGCCAGGAGCTACCGCTGCGGCAACCGTCACCCAGGCGCTGACCACCGCCTTAACCTCGCTCACGATCTGTCACTTGCCGCGACGAGCAGCCGCACTCATCAGCACCTCGACCTTCTCTTGACGACGCCATGCCGGCTGGGCCGCTCCTCGCCGCCTCGGTTGCTGCTGCTGGTCTGGCCTATGCCGCCTTCAACGACCGGCAGCAGGAGGTGATCGACCAGGCCGATCGTCTCCAGATCGATCAGATCACCGCTCAGTTTGCTCAGCTGAAGGCCGTCCAGAAGCCAGCTGGCCGAGCTCGACACCTTCACCAGCTCGCAGGCCGATCTGAATCGTGAGACCGAGCGGTACCGCGCCATCCTCTCGACACTTCCACCAGCGCAGCAGGTCGTCATCGGCGTCACTCACGACGCAGACAGAACGCGCGTCGAGGCACTGCGCGAGAGCACTCCGTGGATCGGCCGAGGAGCAGCTTGCCCAGGCTCGTGAACTGCAGACCGATCCTCCTGCAGAGGGAATCGCTGCCCGACAGGAGGAGATCGATCGGTGCACAACGGCAGCAGATCTCGGCACCGTGAGGAGGAGATCCGGAGACCCGCGAACTGGCCAAGGTCAATGGCAACGGTCTCACGCAGAGCTCGTCGCTACGGGTGGAGAGGTGATCTGTGTCGAGCGTGATCTCGGAGCTGAACAGCTCCAAGGCGGCACAGGCCAACCTGAATGCTCGCTCAACTCTTGCCGATCTGACCAGGGCGCAGGAGTCGAATCTTTCCTCGCTGCGCAAACTGCTGCCTGGCTCTTGGGGATACCGAGCAGCAGCTTCTCACCGCCCAGGCCAGTCGGACCTCTGACGGCAGAGCAGTTGCCGCACTCAAAAAGGCGCTCGGATCTCGGTCGCCGTCGCGGGCTCCACAGACGGCCGGTGGCGTCGAGCTGGTCTCCGGAAAGGCTGCTGACCTGGCGAGGAAGGCCGAGGCGGCCAAAGAGGCGCTCAACGAGCTCTTCTCAACCGGTGACACGGCCAGGCTCCGGCGGCAGATCACCGGACGTTCGACGAGATCACGGCCTCCGCTCTCCAGTCCGGAAAGGGCATCCGCGGCGCACAGAGTGCGCTCAGGACCGCGCTCAGTGATACGACCGATCCACTGGCGCAGCAGATCCGGACGCTCAAGGAGGCCGCAAGCGATCTCCAAGCCTGCAGTCCGTGGTCAGTCCGGAGAAGAAGAGTGGAGGCTCCAGCGCGCTGGCACATCTGAAGGCGCAACGCACCGCTGAGGCCGAATTCGATCTGCTCAAACTTCGTCAGCAGCGGACAGAGCGAACCGAGCAGCTGGTCACGGCCAATCTGGAAGCGGAGCTGCGTGATCGACTGATCTCACGGCGCAAGCTTACGCGTGACGTTATCGCTTCGGAGAGCGCATTCTCGAGATCAGAAAACAGATCTTTGCCGAGGAGCGGCGAGCAGCCAGGACAGAGCTGGAAGAATCCGGCACAGGAGCGGGCCGCCATCGAGGCGATCAATGAGCTGCGAGCTCCAGGCCGTGCAGGACTTCAATCTCCGCGTGCAGCGACTGCGAGATGAAGAGCGACAGGCCGACGCCAGGCAGAGGCCGAGCATCAGCAGCGGCTCCTCGATATTCGTGAGCGGTACGAGCGACAGACGGAGAGTCTGATCCGGTGATGCCGAGTCGGGGCCGGGTGCAGCGCAGGCGTCAGCGCAGCAGCTGACCGAGCTTGAGCGTGAGCGATAGGAGGAGCGAGGGCAATCCTTCGGGCCGATCTGACATGACGCCAGCCGATGCGACGGCACGACAGAAGTCCTCGGGACCAGCTCGCGCGCCCTCGGCTGCTGAACGCGCCTTCATTTGAGCTCGAGGCCTCGGCCAGAATCCGTCAGGCACAGGCACAGGGAGACGGGCCGAGCCTGGGCAACTGATCGCGCGGCGGATTGATGCACTGATCGATCTGCAGAAGGCGACAGGCTGCGCCGAGCCGCCGAGGTGCGCTCGGTCTCCAGCGTGGCACACTCAGCGCGAGAACCGCCGCTTTGGCCGAGACGACCAGCGTCGACAGCTGCCTTGATCTTGAGCTGACCGAGCGGGTCCGGCAGATCGGGCGCAGCAGCAGGCTGCAGGCACGCGAGGCGGCACGGGCTTGGACGCCACGCCGGTATCCTGCTCCAGATCGAGCAGACCAAAAATGACAGATTCGGCCGGAGGCGCGCGCGGCGGCCGAACAGCAGCAGCTCATCGACCAGCAGGCCGCTCTCTGAGCGAGAACCAGACGGCAACGCTCCAGTCACTCTTCTCCGAGCGGTCCAGCTTCTCGCACAGAACGTCGGGCTCTTTCAGGCCTCGATCACCGGCGTGATGGAGTCGATCGAGGCGTCACCGATCCAGCCACTGGACGGCATCCTGACGCAGGCCATCAATGGCTTTGCCGAATCACTCGGCTCGCTGTCGAGCAGTACGTTCTGATGGGAAGACCGGACCGGCCGTCATCCGCAAGCTCCTTGCTGCACAGCTGGCCGCCAGTGCCAAAGAGGCAGCCGTCAATGCGATCAAACAGACGGCGCTCGGTTTCGCGCACTCCTTCACCAATCCGAGCTCGAGGCCGGCTCACACTTCGCCTCGGCCGCACAGTGGGCACTGCTGGCCGGGACGGCCGGAGCCACGTCGGACGCCATCGCCCCGGCGGCTCCTCGGGCGGCGAGCACCAGTAATCGCACCACCAGCCAGAACGCGGCCGATGGTCGAGATGCGCTCATCAATCAGGGTGGCGCCGCCGCGCCAGCCACAGGTTGTCGTCTATCCGTGCGAGTACCAGCCAGAATCATTGTCGAGCAGGTCGTCGACAACTACCGCACCAATGGAGCGCTGCGTGAAACGCTCCGACGTGATCTTTTTGAGGGAGCAGAGCCATGGCAAATCAGCTCTCCATCCGCTGGCCAAAACGGCTTTGCTCACCCAATTCACCGGACCATCGATCTGGACTAATATCGATTGATCCGGGCTTCAACTCGTCACGGCCGGCTACACCTACTGTGCCACGCACCAGTACATCACCTCGGTCTCATCGACTCACCGCGTGGCGACCGTCGCGCTCACCAGCAAGACGGTCGTCAGCGGGGTTCCCGGCTGCCGCCGATGCCACCTTCACCAGCATCGCCCCGGCTCAGAAGTGACGCAGATCATCATCTGGCAGTGGAGCGGGAGCGAGGGGAGGCCCGCTCACGCATACTTCTGGCAATCATCGACACGGCTTCGGGGCTGCCCAAGGTTCCCAACGGCGGCAGCATTATCGTCTCCTGGAATGCGGCAGGCATCTTTTGCGCTCTAACCGTGGATAGAGTCACCACATCGACCACCGGCGTGCCCTTTGATCCGGCCTGGTTCCGAGCGCTCACCGGTGAGTCCTCTGGCTGGCCAATCGATCTCTGCTGCGGTGGTGGTCCGCTGGGTCCCTCCGGATCCAGGACACGATCCGGCACCCAATAGAGAGATTCGGGCCAAGCGCCATCGTCTATGAGGATGAGCGCCAGCGGCGGGCCGATCTTCCGGACGCACATCGACAAGTTCTCACAAACGGCTCTACGAGTGCTTTCCGGCCCGCTGGTGGTTGGCTGCTTCACTACTGGGATTGGCTGATTGCCGACCGCTGGCTCCCGCAATGGAGCTAAAGCGGCTTCGGCTGACGCTGCAACGCTCTATCCATCACCTGGCAGCCGCAGCCGATCTCGACGGCTATCGACAGGGGTGTCGGAAGTCCGTGGTCAGCGGTCCCGGAACGTGGTGCCGAATCTGGTCTCGACACATAGACCCGGTCAGCCGCCTTGTCCTTGAATCGAGCTGGTATACGGATGTCTCTGAAGGCGATGCTGCTGACCAGATGCTGGCTCCGTTTTAGCTTTACCAGCATCAATAACATTCTGGTCAATGCGACCATTCTGTGACGCGGGAGGATTGAGCTTCGCCGATTTGCCCCTGCACCACCGATGATCCGAGCCGTACGGTCAGACGTCGCCTGGTTCTATTCCCTCAACTATTCCGCAGGGCGAGACGCAGCTCGACCCGGCCTACTGGTCAGCCTTTGGTGCTACGCAGGTTGCCACCAACGAGAACTTCAGCCTTTGGAACCAGCCGCCAACCAGCCATGCCGGACGACGACTGACCCAGGCCGGACGTCAGTCCGTCAACGCGCGACCGGCATCACTAGCGGTTGCTCCATCCGCCGTAGGAGTGCCGATGTTCAACTGGGTCAGACCCGGCCTCGGTCAGCCAGATGCAATGGCGGGCCGATCAGAGCGGAACGACCAATGATCCGCGTCACGGTCCTTACCTACGCGCCAGGCAGATCGACCATCACCGCATCCTTCATTGCCGCGGCGGCTGCGGTCTCATGCACCCGCTCTCGGTAGAGCCGGCACCCGGTACTGTCCTTCACCGCCATTGATCCACGGCCACGTCAGCCAGTGAACGTGCCAGCGAGTATCCCAGCCACCGGCGACCTCGCCACCTGTGATCGGCGTGGATCTCACGCGGTAGGTCTACGCCCGAGGCGACGGGAGGGTGACGGCCATCTACCCGTTTTTGATCGAGAATCGGTCCGAAAGCAGCGACTTGGTCTCTCACCGCGGTGCGGTCACACGGTCCACAAGCCCGCTGATTTCGCCGTCATCTCGCGATCTTCAGTCCGACCGCCGTCCGGACCTGGACTCACCGTTGCGCCGTTTCCGGACGGGGGTCAGCGTCGCGGGACCAACGATTGCCCTCCTCGTCGAGCAGCCGCCTCGCCTTTGGGAGCCAGCCGCTTTGAGTACGAAGACGGCGGGCTTGACGTCAATCTGCAGCCAAACGGTCAGCGCCGGCGGACGCCTGAGTACGCCCAGGTCTTTTTCGGCGGCAGGATCTCGATACGCTCCGCGCAATACTGGAATCTTCTGCCCGCAGGCATCGCCGCAATTGGGGCTGTGATCGCCGGACCAGCTCTGACCTGGGAGCGGGTCAAGTACGAGTCCTTTCGGGTCGGCGCACACGTCAGGTACCGGTCTGTTCCGGCTAGACCATTGTCCCCGTGAGGGAATAATGGCGATTATCGATGTTAGCCTGGACCAACCTGGTCAATACGGCAGTCGACTTCTACGGTGATCTGGAGAAGATCTCGGGCACCAGAATGACTGCAGGCAAACAAACGTTGCAGAGCAGCTTTCGCTGGTGATGCTGGCGCCTCGGTCGGCAGCAGACGATCACGGCTGCCGATGGTGACTGGGAGCTTCGCTGCACGCTTGGGCCAACCTCAAACTCCGGGCGGACCTTATTGGCCTGACCAGCAACCCCTTTCACTGACTTCGCCACCCTGGGCCTCCTCGCCTCTACGTCAGTACGGTAGCCGTGAGCGGTCCGCCAGCGCATCCAGCCAATACGCCCAGATCTTTGAGGGGCGGCACCAGGCCTGATCGCCTTTGACGGTGTCTGGAATGAAGGGCGCCCTTGCGCTTCGTCTGCCGTAGTGGTCACCTGAGCTACTACCTCGGCAGTCAGCATCTTCTTCACCTCCGGCCAGGCACTGGTCTATCCGCTGCGCGCCATCACCTCGATCGCCTGTCTCAACAAGACGGTCCTTGACGCACAGATCCTGACCGCTCGTGGCCAGACCTCGCGGACCGGCGGTGCTTCAACTCCTGGACGATCTCCGACTCCCGCTGCGTACTGCCCTGGCATCGAGTGGCGGACCACGCACCTCTTTCGGGAGGCCGAAGCCGACTGGAACGAGAGATCCGGTTCAGAGTTCCGGACTGGTGGCAGCCTGCGCGAGAAGTCTCGCAGCTCGGCTCGGGTCCGGGTCTCCGAGATCCGCCGCGGATGGGCCGAGTGAGGCCGAGGCGCTTGTTCTCGATACTCACTGGCAGAGCACCTCCGGCGGGCTGCCCTTCACGCTCGTTCATCCACAGACCGGTGAGGTGATCACCGGTGTTCGCCACGATTGGCTATGCGCGGATGCAGCCATCAGCAGCGCGTCTGGTCTTCAGGAGCGCCTTCGGCTCGACCTCGTCAAACACACGAACTGTGGATGTGCAAAACTGCGGATCTGCGCTCCTTGCCCTCCTTGAGTCCTCGTCGGTGTGATCTGGCGCCGGTCGATCTCTATGAGTTCTATCACCCGGCTGAGACGCGGCTTGAGCCAGGGCCCATGCCGTCCGGCGCCAGCGCGCAGCACCATCTTCTGGCGCTGGCTGGGAACACGAGCGCCAGGCCTCTCAGTCGTGGTGATGTCAGCCGCTACATCGATGGCCGCTTCAATCACGTCAGCCAGGCCTTGACCAGCAATATCGACCGCTCGGTCTCAACCATGGCTCTCGACGACCGAGTCTCGGAGGGCTACCGGGTTCTAACTCGCCTCCCCGTCAGCCGCAGCATCGATAATGACTCGGTGGTCCTCTTCGTCGGTCGCCGCGGCTTCGCTCTATGATGCCGATAACAGACCGTGACGCTCAACGTGCGGCAGGATCTTATGCCTGATCGATAATGACGCGCTGCCGTGGAGCTTGCCAGTATCAGCCCGGCTGTCCCGCTGCGCTTCAAAGGCTCGAACGTCTGGCCGGCCAGACGATCGAGCGAAGACACTGGCCTATCAGACGGCGACTGGCTGCAACAAATCCCGGGCGCAGTGTGCGCAGTATGGCAACCACGCTCGCCTTTCAGGGCTTTTTCGCTTGAACCAGATCTCGACCAACTCTTTTCAAGAAGCCGAAGATCAACTGGTGGCTCGTTCTGGCCACCCCTCGCCGGGCTCATTGGCATTCTCCGCCGCCGGGCACGACAGGGCTACGGTCATCGCAGGATGAGACGCCTTACCACGGCAGACCCGAGTGCCGATCGGAGCCGGGAGGACACGTCTCGCGCTCCAGCCAGTCAACGCCGCCGATACGGGCGAGTACCCCCGCGGGCCACTGGATAGTTGGTGAGGCGCCGGATCTCGCGTCTCCTCAACGTTCCGGAATGTCTCGCCTGGCCGGGCCGACGTTGGCTTCAGGTCTACCATGAGCACTACGGTGGACCACGGCTGATAACGCCTCGCAGCAGACCTTCGCGCAGGTTTCTACGGCCGGCACTACCGCGACGCCCACGCCGAGGCTGACCATTCGCGGTGCACAATCCGGAGACTGGCGATGCCCGCACCGAGCGCCTGCCGCACACAGTGCTCTGCAGACGGCAGATGCCGGCAGCGGGGACGATGGCTTTGATCCTCTGGCCTGGAGTGAGACAATCCGGTTGAGCAGCTGCGCCGGCCGCTGACCGAGGAGCCGCAGTCTGAACTATCATCCAGCCTGGATTGATACGATGAGGTGGCCAGCCGGCGTACGGCATCGCCACTGCAATGAACCGCCGATCGACCAGACGGGTGGTGAGGACGTCTCGGTTCTCGACCACGACCGGATCGCCAGGCACCGACTTCAAGCGCTACCGTTCGACGGGGCTCGTCGGATGTCCATTACTGGCGCAGCAGGCGTGGGCCGACTTCGTGCATCCGGCCGAGCAGGAGATCGTCTACCAGCTCTACTCACCGGCCACACCCCCTCGAACCCCGCACCGACCACCTGGCACCGGAAGCGCTGCACGGACTACACCGGCATCTGACGGATGCGCTCAAAGCGTCGGACTTCATCTTCAATCACTCCTGCCGTCCTGTCCCGCGGCCATTCGGCTGACCGGGGCCCGATGGACGACTCCAGATCCGCAGCCGTCGCCCGACCATTACGGGCGACAATTCGAGCGATAATCTCGCTCCCGGATGCGACGACAGATCGAGGCTGACGACGCGCGCTGGCCTGGCGCATATCTCGCTCTGCCGGCGACCTATGCGCTGATCGGAGCCGGGACGGCCTCGCGCGGGCACGGCGCGCGAGCGGCCGTCGGCTTCTCTGTCGCCGGTAGTTCCGATCACGCCTTCGTGGCCGCCGCAGGCGGAGCCATCCCGGCCACCGTCAGCGGACCGACGCCCAGCAGCGGCTCATCTGCACCTGGCAGGCGTCAGGTACCGTCACCTTCGGCGGCTCCGGAGCCAGTGCGACAGCGTCACGGGTCACGATCGATGGCCAGGCGCTCCACCTAGCTCGCCCGACGGTCGATCCCTGATAACAACCTCGATCGATACTCCGGCGACGCGGTCGCGGCAGGCATCTCGACGATGATCAACGCCGATCCGGCGCTCAATCGGTACCTTGAGGCGCCATCTGGACCGCGATGATGCCAAACCAGGGTGCTGCTACGCGGTCAAAGCTCGGCATACTCTCCATCGATCAACCGCTCGACTCGACGCACACGATGGCAGGCGAGCTAGCGTCGCGCACATCCATCTGCCTTTCTCCGATGCCGCCTTCGGAGCGCCTCAGCCGTGGCGGCAATATTCTCCGCGACTCCTTCCGCTGGCCACTCTCCGGCCGGCAGGGCTCCTTCAACCGGGTTCGCCACGATCGTCCACAACGATGCCGTGCCAGGGACTATCAGGCCACCGAGGTCCGCAGAACGACTACGCAGCATCAGAGCGGACCAAATCGCGTCTCGAAGTATGAGATCTCCGGCTCCTGCGTCGACAACTACCACCAGGCAGACCGGCTGGTCCGTGCGGCACGCTACGAGATGAGGGAAGGGAACTTCTTCTGCACGCTCAGTTCGACCGGTCTGGCACTGCTCCTCGAGGAGGCGACGTAATCTGCGTGACGCACAGCAATATGCCTGGCCGGCGCAATCTGATGCTCCGCATCGAGGAGCTGCGCATCGCGCAGGATCACCAGGTGACGCTGACCGCAAGGCTCTATGCCGATGAGCAGTTTCCGCAATCGGCCACGGCACGGACGATCGTACTGACGGGTGGTGCCGGCTGGCTCGCTCAATCCACCTGGAGCGGTGACAAATCTCAGCCTGAGCATTCTGACTCCCGGAACTCTGCGTGGTGAGTCTCGAGTTCTCGGGCTATCTCGGCTCTTCAGGTGGCAAAGATCGAGGTGATGAGGGCAGGGGAGACCGGCTACTACGATACCGGACTGCGCGTCTCGCCGAACGAGTATGGACAGGGGATTTTTGAGATGCCGGGGCTCCCTGTAGGAATCAGCTACGCCAGGGTGACGGCGATTGCCTCAGGTGGCGGAGCGAGCGCTCCAACCGTCGAGTCGATTGAGTACGCGGCGTGAGTGGATAAGAGGTTGAAAAACAACGGGTTGGTAGAACGAGATGGAATGAACTGTATGATCTGGAGTTGTGATCGGCCAGGTCAACTTACTCGAAAAAAAATATTTTCTAAAATATGGCCTGATTTTGGTCTGTATTACGTTTAGTTGATTAGGTGAGGCAGTTACATTTTGTTTAATAAAACTAAGTTCTCCTTGCTGCAATGCCCCGCCGAGACGACAATTCACGCCAAGTCATTAAGAGACACCTTCTTGGCTTGGTAGTCTATGGATTGATAACGAACTGTCAACCGGTTTTGGGATGCCTTATAGACAAAATGAAAGCTATCCCTTACCTGAATTTGTCTAATCGCGTGTCAAACAGGACATGAATCTAAAAGACACCATATACCAACACCCTGTTGTTATATTTTCGATATTAGCAATTACCTGTTTCTGGCGGGGATAAAAGCATACATATTCATAATGGAAACCGCTCACCCTAGAAACATTATCAAAATCAGAAACTGATGAATTTCGTAAAGCAAAGGCAGAACTAGATAAACTGAAAGCTGATAACGTTGGCAAAGAGAAACCAAATAACAAAATTGTTCCTAGTTCAGTGAAGACACTCGTCCACACTCGACCCTCTTGCCGTGAACTACCCAACCAAATTAGTAAGTCAAGTATCAAGTCCACAAAGAATCCCATAAAAAATTCAACAAACCGATTATCTGAGTCTTTTGTAGTAACAATAATTGTTCCCTCAGATATGGCAAATGCAAATGTATATGTTGATGGAAAGCCAGTGACTGCAGAAAGAACCCACACAACAATTAAAATATACATTAAAAGGAAAAATAAAAGTAGTTTCATAAGATTAGCAGGAGAGAGAGAATGTGCAATTGAAAAATTGATTGATGCTGATCAACGAATACCATTAGAATGCCGGTAATAAGAGGTAGTTATGAATATAACGCTCTGCGCTATTCTGTCTGTTTACGCTGTTTTTTAGTAATCACCAATGCAGGCTTTTTAGGACAAGAATCAAAAACACACGTTTATGTCTGGGAAGTTTTATGTTGATGACCCAAAGTTGAATGAGAAAGCGGAAAAGTTGATTGAAGGAATTTGAGGAAAAGCTTGTGAAGTCGGGTTGTTATGCCGTTCTTGAGCGCAGAGACTTTGCTGCAATAGCAGCTCAGGAACAAAATAACAAATCTATCGAATCTGTAAGCCAGATGACTCCCAAGATAAGGCAAGAATTAGAGTTAATAAAGGCTCAAATGGTTATTTTTGGCAAACTTAGTCATGGTGCCGCTGGCGGGAATATAGAGTAAGGGTTAAATTTCAGTATTTTGACTCTAAGACAGAAAAGATAGCTAGTGTTTCAATCACTCAAGGAAAAATTCGATGACGCAGCTAGTCGTGAAGAGGCAATGAGAAAACTGATGAATCAATTATGCAAAACTCAATTCATTTTATGGCAATAGCAAATCAACGCTCTACCACTTGCCTGAATGCCCAGGTTATGAAGACATTTCTGAGAAAAACCGTGTTTACTTTAACTCAGGAAACCGCAGCTAAGCGCAATGGATATGAAAAGCATCAAACTGCCCACGTTAGGAGATTATTTTCAATATACCTGTCATTACGTAGAGAAAGCTCGTTTCCAAGCACCTCCACCACGGCCGGCTGGACTTCAATCGTTGGATCGTCGAGACCGATCTCCGAAACTTCCTCGGCGATAATTTCATTCTGCATTTTACATCCTCGATTCTTTTGATACAGAGACGGCCGGAGCCGTCATCCGAAGTGTCGATCACTACTTCTGGTCATCGTTTCGACTCAGATACCGCAGCGTTCCGAGCTTCTCGCGGCGCATCTCCAGCCGGGTCAGCTCAAGCATTGCCTTCTGAGCGTTCGCTTCCGCGAATTGCGATCCAGCTGGTTGAAAATGGCTCGCCGGCCTTGGTTGCCCGGACAAACTCTTCAGCCTCACGAGCGTGCCGGATCAGCTTGTCGGCAAGCTGCTGCAGGTTCTGTAATGACCACTCGATCTCGCGCTCTGCCTGTTCGACCGCCATCGTCAACTTATCGACTGGGTTTACGGACGGCATAATCTGCTCATTCTTCTTCATAACGTGTTCCTCCATCTGCGTTTCAATAAAAATCGATCCGGCCGATCATCAGCCGGCAGCTCGCTTTTCCGCCGAGCGTGGTCGGACATTCGCTCTGGTCCATGCTCAAGTCAACTTAAAAAGAGTCCATTTTTGTGTGGTATTCGGATCTTCCAGGACGCGGCCGACGTTGGCTGACGTGCGGTTTTCCGGCCGGATGGCCATTGGTGCCGGTACCTCGACCGGAAAGCGCCACGTGAGCCAACGTCGCGCAAATTCGGCCGGATATTCCGGCTGGTCGAACCGGCTATTTGCCAGCCAATGCCGGTTGGAGCATTGTTTCACGTGTGCAACGTGATTTGAAGTGCGGTGCTCAAGCGATGAGGAAAATGCCGGCCGAATGCCGACCGGCTGAGTCTGGCAGTTGGTGATGGCGAGGGGGCATTTTCCGCAGTCTACTTCAGGTTGATCGTGTATCCAGGCCACTGGCTCTCGGGAGAGGAAGGATCGGAGCTCGACCATCCTGCCTGTGGAGGACTACGATCTCTACTCATCCATTCACCTCGCGTCTGCTATGGTTGAGCAACGGCGACCTCGACCGGATCGGTTTGGGAGATATCAAAGACCGCGGCTGTCGCGAATCGAAGTTCGGTCGAGATCACTCCATTATTTCTGGACGATTCCGATCCATCACCGCGATCTCTCTTCTCCTCGGAACAAAGATGTAGAGGCACTTTTCACCCTGGCGCACCTGCCGTCCTGTGCCAGCCACTGACGATATCCACCAATGACGGAGACCGTCTCGCTCTGATGCCAGAGCAGAATCGTGTTGGTGATCGAGCAGGGATGACCCTCGCAGGTGATCACGGCGCCGAGACGCTTGAGCAGTGCGTCGCGTTCATCCTGTGACATGTTGGCGATCGCCTCCATGGCGGTCTTCAGTTTGGCCTTCTTCTCCTCGACGGCAGGATTGGCGGATCTATGTCGTCTCATCTGAACCTCCTTTTTGATGGGTGAGGTGGTTACGGCCACCTCCTGATTGGTTAAGCCGGTGATCGCTGGCGGCCCGGATCTGGAATCCGTGTCGATGCATCCTCACTTACCGTTCGTTGGCAATTCAGGAGCCTTCCGGATAGTTGTAGTGAAAATGCACGAACCGGAAGAAGTCGATGCTGGTTTGCGCGCGCACTGCTTCACCCAGGCTTCGTGTTTCAGGCATCGGCTGCACTTTCCCTTGCCAAGGTACCGCTCGAGCGAGATCGGCGACTTGCACCACACGCACAGCGTCGGTACGAAGTCCTCTCCATTTCCGACCTGCGATTTGCCCAGGGCAGCCGCCTCGTGGCGTTTGTATGCCTCATTCATTTGCCACCTCCGGAAGGCTGCTCAAGCCGGCAGCCGTAGTTTGGAAGAAGACGTGCCATCTACCCCGCTGCACCCTTCTCCAGGTTGGCTTTCAGGAAATCTCCGACACGATCACCGAAAATCCTCTTCTCGTAGCAATGAGCCAGGAGCACTGCTGTTTCAGGTGAATCGGCCTGATAGGTTCCGGCGGCGACGATTTCGCCGTCATCCTGTATTACCGACACGTCAAAGAATTCAGGTTTCACGATCGCCTCCTCGTGATGGAACATATGGTGAGTTTGAAGAGAACACCCGGGCAGTCGCTTTGAAGATCCGCAGCCATTCATCGGCCGTCGCCATTTCGCATCGCCGTTCGTGCACCCAATATCCGGTGATTCGGTTGTATCGCCACAAATGCGTGAAGCGTCTCTTTGAGCTGGTTTTCAAGCTGCCTCCTTCCAGTCATCACTCGATTGATCTGCCAATCCAGCCATCGCCGTCTCCCTGGTCTCTGCCTGCCTGATGACGGCAGGACCTCCGGTGACTATCGTCGATCCGCTCGGCATCGGTCACGAACCAGCAGACACTGCTCGCCGCGAGTGTGTACCGCAAAGACCGCGTACCGGTTGAACTCTCCGAAGAGCTCTTTCCTGGTCGCCATTTGACCGGCTTTCCGGGGATCGTTGAGAATCTGAGTTACTGCTTTGGCCATAGAGCCTCCTTGTTTTGGTTTCCGCAAAAATCAGCCTGGCCGATCGCCGGCCGGCAGCTCGGTCTTCCGCCGAGCGTGGTCAGGACATTTGCTCTGGTCCATGACGAAGTCAACTTGAAAAGGTGCACTTTTCGTATGATTTTTATACTTTCCACGACGTGGCCGACGTTGGCTGACGTGCGGCTTTTCCGGCCGGATGGCTGCTGGTGCCGGCCTGGCGACCGGAAAGCGCCACGTGAGCCAACGTCGCGCGAATTCAGCCAAAATCCAGCCGGTTGATCTGGCCATTTGCCGGCCAATTCCGGATGGTCCGTTGTTCTACGTGCGGAATGGTAATTTGAAGGAGGTGCTGCTTCTCGTTGTCAGGATCAGCTTCTGGAAGGATCACAATTGCCAGGCTGGATACAGAAAAAGTCTGGGGCAGAATGAATCTGCCCCGCTCAATGGTCATCCGGACGGCGATCACCAAACCGGATCGTCTTGCCGTTCCTCTGCGTTACTCTCAGCGTCAAATCAACAAATGTCGGGCTGCGAAGATTTGAACTCCTTGAGGATGAGTAAAATGTCACGATACTTATCGAGTTGGGAGAGGGTTTGTTCGATATTGTAGATGTCGGTGGTCACAAATACTGTCCAGCTCGTATCGTACGGAGGCGTTCCTCGTAATCTTTGAGCATCTTCTCGGCCTCAGATGCGTGGGTGAGAAGCTGCTTTACCCGGCTTTGTAATAGCTTCCAGGTATCATCGATGACCAT